TCCTGAAACAGCTTAGCTGTGTTAGCTAACATCTTATCTAGCTCTACTAATTCTTTGAGATTTCTTTCTAAGATAGCATCTTTATACATGTTCTTCAAAGATTCATCCCGAACATTCATAATTTCTGTCCAATTAACAAGACCGCGTTCTGCTGGAGTTAGTACTAACTCTTTATAAGTAAATACTTGTTGGCGTAAAGTATCCCAATTAAATTCTGGGTCTTTAAGAAAGTCTTTAGCTAAGACGTATAGCTTGTTAGGAATATTAAAAAACTTAGACTCTGGATTGTAAGCATAATAAATAGCCCACATTTTACGTGAGCTTTCTAATTTGTTTTTGCTTTTATCTCGATAATGCAACTCGTTAAAACTATCTAGCATTACTAACTCAGGATAGGTATCCCAAAAACTAAAGTCGTGGAGAGCTTTCATTATTTTACTCCGTGTGTTTGAGTGTAAATAGTAGACAGTTTATCGTAAAGTTCTCCGTGACTATATGTACATAAGAATTCTGTACCTCCACTAAATACTATAGTATAATCTCCATAAGGAGTTTTAAAAGGAGAAATAGCGTTGATAGTAAAAAACGTAGTAAACGTAGGCTCTAAACTATCATTAATTAGTTCTTCTATTTTTAAACTATTATCCGTTATCTCTATGTCTTCAGGAAACGGAACTGTCGGTAGGGTTATCTTGAGTATCATCAGTTTTATTTTTATCTATGCAATAATTAGCGTAATTGATTCTTTTTTTGTTAGGTATAAATTTACCAAAATGCTCTATGTGAATTACAGGAAATTTATCTAAGACAAACTTGTTATCTTCTCCACGATGGTTAGAACTAATATGTTTAGCAATAGTAAAGCCAAAACTGGCCCAAATTTCTTCTGCTTGAGTAAGAGTTAGACCATGGCGTTGTGCTGTAGCTATTAGCAAATCACGTTGTCTAGAGTTCTTCATCAGGCGGAGTTAAGCTAAAATCAAATTGTTCTTCTTCAATCACAGGAGCTTTAGATGCATCATGCTGATATTCAGTAGGTGGAGTTACTTCTCCACCCCATACCATATTTTCCAGTACTTTAGTATCTTGCTCTGCTTGTTCTACCATAGCTTCTCCAAGTGTCTCTGTGAAAGACTTTTCGGGAGCAGTAGTAGGTATAGAAGGGGTTTCTGTCATCACAAGGTTTACTTCAATACGAAAGCCGTCTTGATCAGGTTTGTACCTAAGCTCTTGATGTAAAAGATTATTATCATCTATCAAAGGCTTATTAAACAAAAGTTTCTTTTTAAGTCTAGAGATGATAACATTAAACTGCTTCTCTTCTATCTTAACAAGTTCTCTCATCTCTTTACGCATATCAGTAGACAAGATAAACTTAGCACGTTTCTCTTCAGGAAGAGCTGCGTACTCGTTATCTAGTCTAATAATCTCTGCTAAAACATCACGCTCTTGTGGCGTGAGATTCAGCATGAAGTTCATGAACGCAAGGATCTGCTTATAGATCTTGTTTTGGTTCGTCGGTAGTGAAATTACTTTGCGTTGCTTCATCGATAATTTGTTTTTGTAATTCTTCGTCCGTGTTCATCATCTTACCCACTTGAAGCCAAGTAAATACAGAGGTCTCTGTAAATGCTGCAATTACTTCTACTAACACATGGTACTCCATATTCTTAGCATCAATACCAGCAGGCCGTGGATATCTAAATTGTTGGATAATAACTTCAGGGTAAGCAGCTTCTTTGACCATAATGTCTACATGCCAAGCTTTAAATCCTTCTGTTTCTTCTGTAGCCTCTACTTCTACGGGGTAAGATTTGTAAGTAAATTGCAAACCGTATTGTTGTGCGCGATTAGTAGCTAGCATAAAAGTGTTTGCTAGTACCTCTTTAATCACTTGTAGTTTCTCCGTTGTTCCCATTATTATTGATTTTAAATTGTAAAGTAAAAAGAGCGGCCCCAGTAGTACTAGTAGAAATAAAATATTCTACTTCTAAATTCTTACTGTGCTGTCTACAGTAAGTATTAAATTTTTCCACCAGGGCTTCCTCCCGTTTGAATAGTTCTTCTAGACTATTTGATCTTAATTCTCCAATCTCCATCAGCAGTCCAAAAAATAATCAGGAAACTTATACTTCCCTCTCTGTATTTTAATTAACAACCCTCGTTCTCGTAACGATGCTATCATTTTTTCTAAGGCAGGTAAAGATACATTAAGCTCCTCAACGATGAGGTTCTTGTTAAAGTTATCTGCGTACCATATGTTAGCGTATAGGTCTGCCTGTTGAATAATGTAATATAAAGCATGAAAGCTCGTATCGTTTGCTTTAAGCAAGATGCTGTCTTTTGTGTCAAGATAAACTAGTATCATGACGCAAATATATAAATAATTTAGAATAACAGAATATATTCTATAAATTATTATAATTATTTTATAAAAGGCTGAAAGACATTAAAGACAGTATTGTCTATCGTCTTACGTTTACGAGCTATGTAAGGGTTTAACATATATACAACGCGTAGTTCTCCTGAAATCCTACCTTTGATCTGATAAAGCACACCAAGCTCCATAAGTTTTTTTAACAGCTTAAAGAACTTATCTCTTGATGAGTAGCCTAAGAACGATTGAAGTGATTCATTGCTGTGAGGTTGAGGACCATTGTATACAAGGTTTAAGGGAGTCTTGAGATCAGTAGCCATAAGAAGCACGTTGCTAAGCTCAGCACGTGATAACTCATTAGATAAAAACTTTACTGTTTCACTGTCTAATACAACATAATCATCAGAACTCATTACGACATAGTCTCCTTTCTCTGTGACGCTTACGGAAAGTTTGTCTTTGCCAAGTGTAGAGCTTAGTAACTCACCAGTCTCGGTGTTAACATAAGTTTCTAGATCAAAGTCTATATTTTTCTTTAGTCTAGGCTGTGTGATTTTGTTTCCCATGGTACAAAGTTAATATAATTTTTTTATAATACAATGACGTAATGTCCCTTTTAGGGGACTTTTAACCCCCTATAAGTCCCTTTTAGGGGACTCGTATAAATCCTCTGTAGCGTAGGAGCAGTATAGGATACAGGAGATTTTTTGTGATTTCACGCTTGATATTATTTGGGAACCTTCTTTCAGTAGTTAAGGGTATAGCCTTATATACCAAAAAAATTTTCAGGGTATGGCCTAAAAAATACATCAGTGGTTTAAAAAAAAATATACCCCCCCGTCAGGGTATGGAAAATAATTAGAGAGAGGCGATAGTGGTTACCACCTAGACCTCGAACCCCTACTAACTTTTGGGCGGGGGAAACACCCCCGTCCGTTTAACGCCTCTAAAACCGTAATCATGGCACTAAACATCAACCTCATCTCGGCTACCGTCAAGCAGTACGGTACGCCTCTATTCCAACTCGAAGAGACTATCGGCACCTTCGATGCTAACACTGCCGATATCACCATCGTCGACGACACGACGTTTATGTTTCAAGGCTACTATGTACGCCTTCGAAACAAAAACATCGAGGCGGGCGAGACTACTGCGACACCACGTGAGTGGACCATGGGACAGTTCGTCTCGACACGTGAGTTCGAGTTCAACGGAACCACGTATCCTGCTGGTCGTCAGGTACTTATGGCGTTCTAAGAGTGCTCACCAACCCCCTTCGGGGGGTATTGGTGTTGTTCTGCGGTCCTTAAATACGACTCGATATATTAAGTTTATCGCTTAATTCAGTATTCACCTCTAAAACCTCAAACTATGGACACATACATCATAGTAGACGGTGTTGTTACTATCCTCGATTGGGTAGTAAACACCAACGCATAATAACATGCGTGATAAACACAGCCCTTTAACTAGGGCTATGTTTAATATACTCTCATCCAAGCAGGTAAATGTGGGCCATCAGAAATGATGTCTGCTTCAAATGTGTCACATACTTCAAGGATTGCAACCTTGTGAGAGTACTAATCTAGGAGATGATACGTAGGCCTAGCTACACTTAAATAATCTGCACCATTCTCACTTCCCAAGGGTGAGCAGTTGTAATGTATGTGGGACCACTACAGGATTAATCACCTTGTATGTCTACGAACTGACTATTATGTAGAGAGTGATTACTCTATTTTAGATCGGGCTTGAAACGTAACATTACAACTGAGTGCAGAGGGGTTAACTATTATTTACCTTTAAAACTAAACACAATGAACACAATCAGATTAATCGGAAGACTAGCAGTAAGCATGCTAATTGTAATCTTATTCGAAGGCTTATTAACATTAGGATTGGCCTTTAAATCAGAGATTTACCAATCTCCACTTGCATGGATAGTACAAGTACTAATAGTATGTGGTACAGTATGGTGGGCTGCTGAATGGCATAACGAAGAAACAAGTAAACAGTCATGATAGTAGTAAACATCATTATCATAGCTGCAATTCTTGGATTCACTATTTATTTATTACTCAATAACTTATGAAAAAGACAGCATTAGCCCTTATGATCTTTATGATACTAGTCACCTTTACAATGGTGCTAGTATCATTATCTAATACATTACTCAACCCTGCACTGTCCTGGTTCTTGACTGCAATGTATTTCATAGCCACACTAGGCTCTATTCTTGTATATCAGGGTGAGAAATAGTCTCTCACCTTGATTATGCTATAACTTGTATTAAATCTATACACAATGAAGTATCTTAAAACCTTAAACCGACCAACAAAAGCACTAGTTGCTTTATTATTGCCTGCTGTATACTTGACTATACTTAACAAGGCATTATTACTAGCTCTATATATCTCATTCGGTATGACTACTAAAGAGTATAACAACTCTTACTTAGTACTGACCTTGAATATCTTGGCTGGCCTGTTCTTCTTGTATGAGACACTACTGTTTTTATACAGCAACAAACGAACACCAATAGAATATTAATTACATAGTTATAGTAGGATAGCTCTTACTATAACTACACGTTTTAGAGGTAAGCCCTGCTTGGTTAATACTAAGTGGGGCTTTATTTCTACACATTGTTTTTTTCATTTAATAATCCAACATCAAAGCGCATCGTCACAAAAACTTTGATAGGAAACCATTACAGCATGTTCGGCTGTAATGTCTAGGCTTTATAAGCCTGATCTAGAACACAATCTATTATTTATTTATCTATTAAAAACAATTATCATGAACAAAATCGTTTTAGAATCTGCAAAAGGAGTAAAAGGTAACAAAGTACAACTTACTTTCTCACAAGTAGTAAACACTGGCAAATCATCAAATAACATTCTTGGTTTATTAAACGCATCTGACGATCGCTTTAATCAATCTAAGCCTCGTTATGCATGGTTATCTGGTGAGAAAGCAGATATCACTGCACAATTTGGCATCGATGTAACTAATCTTACTGAAGGTGAAGAGCTTATCATTAACCAAGAAGATCCACGTCTTGCTGGTGCACCTGATATGCCATTGAACATTCAGATTGTAGAGACTACAAAAGGTACAGAGTATGATGTAGCTAACTTTGAAACACGTGCTAAACGTGCTGGTAAAGATGGTGACTTCATTCTTCACAACGGTTTGTATATCTATAGCCGCTCACTTGTAGTAACAGGTGAAGCAAAACATGTTATTTTGGAAGGTACTACTCGTTTAGATGTAGCACAAACAGCTGATGTATTGTCTGCAGCACTCAACAATTAATTGTTGATATAATATAAAGGGGTAGAGCAATCTGCCCCTTTATTATTAACCTTTAAATACCACACTATCATGTCTAAAGTAAAGAAAATTAAAAGAGTTCGCATGGATGAACTTGGTCTCTATTTAAATACAATAGAACTAGACCATAAACCACGAACAAATAAAGAGCGAGCGGAGTTGGTAACTAAATACTTTAATGTAAAGTGTTTAGAAGAGGATGTAGATAATTACGAGAGACTTTTAAAAGAATACGATTATATAGTACAAGAAGATTACGAACTTGAGTCAAGACGTCAAGAGTATTTTTCACACCTAGGATTTATATTTATATAAGCAGTAGGATAGTCAAGATGTATTGGTTTACATCTTGACTGCACGTGTCGGTTCATTACCGAATAGTATGTCCAATATGATGAGAAGCAGGATCATGACCTGTATGGGACCTCTGATAGGGAGAGGCTCTATCTGGTCTGATTAGCCACGGGAAATATCAAAGAGATGCAAAGAACTACGTGCTCTCATAGTCATAATGGTATAGGCGCAATAACTTCCATTTTTAATAGAACGCTGACAGCCTGGAAAGACAGGCATCTTTTATTAATCCTTTAAAACTTAAATTATGTTAAAAGTACTAGACTTTAGTGCCGAATGGTGTGGACCCTGCAAAATGCTAAGTCCCATTATTGATGAGCTTGCATTAGAATATCCTGATGTTGAGATTCAAAAAATAGATGTAGATACTGAAAAAAATCTTACTATAGAATATAAAGTAAGAAGTATCCCTACTATAATCTTCATAAAAGATGATGAAATCATGCATAAACATGTAGGTAGTGCAAATAAGTTACAGATTGTTGAACTAATAGAATCTTTAAAATGAGAGAGAGACAAAAACTAACAGCAGGAATGTATGTTAAAATGAGTAATGATACTACATTAAATATCTACGACACAAAAGGTGATTTAGTAAAAAATGATGAACTTGAAAATTATTTTGATAACGAAGTTTATCAAGCATTGTTATATTTCTTCGCAGGTATTGGTTTTGGTTATTTATTATTTAATGTGATACTATGAAGCCGTCTTTAGTAGAGAAAGTCAGCAGAAAGACTTTTAAAATTAGAGAATCAGGTAGATCTAGCGATTATATAAGCCCCTCATTTGGTTTTGGCTGCTTACTAGAATGTGGCTACTGCTACATGAAGCGTCATAAACCAAAGGGGCTTAGTATTGCTAAGAATACAGGTGATATACTAACAGAGATTAACAATCATGCATTCTTTTATGCTGATGTTCCTAAACCTAATCAAACAGATGAACATTTTATTACTTACGATATTGCATGCAATGAAGACTTTGCGCTCCATGCCAAGTATCATGATTGGGAAAGAATATTTGAATTCTTTCGCACGCATCCTATTGCAAAAGCTACACTTGCGACTAAAATAATACCTATTGACTTTCTAAAATACAATCCTGAAGGTAAAGTAAGAATTAGATTTAGTCTAATGCCACAAAAGATATCAAGCATACTAGAGCCTAATACTAGTTTAATCATCGATAGAATCAAAGCTATTGATGCATTTATAGAAGCAGGGTACGATGTACATGTTAACTTTAGTCCTGTAGTAGTATATCCTGGTTATTTAGAAGACTATGCTGAATTGTTTGAAATGTTAGAGCATTATGTAGATTATAAGGATCAAGTAAAAGCTGAAGTAATCTTCTTGACTCATAATAAATCTAAGCATATTTACAATCTTATAAATAATGTACCAGGTGAAGATTTGCTATGGACTCCTGACAACCAAGAGACTAAAAATTCACAGTACGGCGGAGAGAATATTAGATATCAATTAGCTCTTAAAGCTAAATATATCCAAGATTTTAAAACTTTACATGATTCTATAATCCCTTGGAATACAATTCGTTACATTTTTTAAACTATCTTTATGCAGAAATTTAAACTAATTTTTATAGGCACAATGTTAGGCATAATAGTAAGCATTTTTGTTGACAAAGCTAATTATAGACCTATTGTAGAAAAATATACTATTAGTATTACTCAAGATTGGGAAAAAACATGTAACCCACGTGAGCGTGCTTATTACGAACATTTAATTAGAACTAAGCTATGATTAAAGAATTAGAATTCTGGCTTAAATACATTATAGTTATTGTACTAATTGTGTACATACTTAAACGACTATCATGTTATGAGTTTCTTTATTAACTAAACAACAAGAACAATGGAAGATTTTGAACAATGGTTAAATGATTTGGATTTACAAACATTAACAGATGAGCTCAAAGAAGAGATTTTAGAACGGGTGTATATGTTATATAATGATACACAAGAACAATGAAAACAGCAGTAGAATGGTTGGAAGAAATGCTTACTATTAGTTTAGGTGAGCATCATATGAGTCTTTTTATAAATGAGTTTAATAAGGCTAAGAAAATGGAGAAGGAGCAGATAGAAGATGCTTGGGATAGCGCTTATACCGCAGAAGGATTTTTTAATGCAGAACAATACTACAACGAAACCTTTAAACAACAAGAACAATAAACCCTTAAATTTCTAAATATGACAAAGTACAAAGTAGTGCAAGTAGATGAAAATGTATTCGCTATTAAAAAGCGTGTATTATTTTTCTTTTGGTCTTATGTAACAGTGCCTAACTATCCTCGTATAGTATGGACTTCTAACTCTTACAGAGGCGCAAAAGCATACCACACTTTATTGGTTAATAAAGTGCAAAACAAAAAGAAAACTAAATAGTCAAGTCTCTTGACAGTTGCATAATTATTGTAAATTATTTATATTTACAGTTAGCTTTTAGTTTTCCCGTACAACAATAATTTACTGATTATCAACTTAATAAGTTTTTACTTATGATTTATTTAGTTACTAACCAGCAGAGTATGTTTACCTCTGCTGGTTATTCTTTGGCGACTGTCGAAGACTCAATAAAATACCTCAAAACACTAGACATTATCGGTTTCGATACCGAGACTATGGGCTTAGACCCTTACACTAAACCTTTGCTGTCTATGCAGCTAGGTGATGAGCAAAAACAGTATGTAGTAGACTGCACGACTGTAGATCCCAAAGTGTACAAAGAATTGCTTGAAAGCAAGGTTTTGATCATGCACAATGCAAAGTTTGACTTGAGATATTTATTTCACCATGCAATTGTGCCTACTAAAATCTTTGATACTTTTCTTATCGAGAGAATCTTGACTACTGGCATAGATACTGTTAGAAGATCGCTTGATGCAGTGGTGTATAGATATTGCAAAATAGAACTTGATAAGACTGTACGTGGTCATATTCATCGTGAAGGTTTATCTACAAGAGTTATTAAATATGCAGCTGATGACGTTAAGTATCTTCACCAAGTGATGAGAAAACAACAAGTAGCATTGCAGGAG